TTATATCCGAGTCTTCAGTGCATATAACATTTCGAGCGCTTTCCGCGGCGTCACGTCGTCCAGGTCAAGCTTGGCCAGCTCATCGAGTACCGGATGGGGCAGGCTGGCGAACAGGTCGCTCTGGTGCGGTGCGGCGGGTTTCCTGCTGGCCTTGGCCGGGCTGGCGACCACGGTTTCATGGGGCAGGGCCGTGGTTTCCAGGCGGCTCAGGTGCTCGCGGGCGCGGGTGATGACATCAGTGGGCACGCCGGCCAACTGCGCGACCGCCAAGCCATAACTCTGGCTGGCCGGGCCCGGCAGCACGTGGTGCAGGAACACGATGCGCTCGTTGTGCTCGGTGGCATTGAGGTGCACGTTGGCTACCAGCGGCTCGCTTTCCGGTAACACCGTCAGTTCGAAGTAGTGGGTGGCAAACAACGTATAGGCGCGCAAATGTGCCAGACGCTCGGCCGCCGCCCATGCCAGCGACAGGCCGTCAAACGTACTGGTGCCGCGACCCACTTCGTCCATCAACACGAGACTGCGGTCGGTGGCGTTATGCAGGATGTTCGCGGTTTCGCTCATTTCCACCATAAACGTCGAGCGCCCACCGGCCAGGTCGTCGCTGGAACCGATCCGGGTGAAAATCCGGTCCACCAGGGACAGTTCGCAACTGGCCGCCGGCACGAAGCTGCCGATGTGGGCCAGCAACACGATCAGCGCGGTCTGGCGCATATAGGTGGATTTACCACCCATGTTCGGGCCGGTAATCACCAGCATGCGAGTGTCGTCGTCCAGCGACAGGTCGTTGGCGACGAATGGCGTGGTCAACACCTGCTCCACCACCGGGTGGCGCCCTTGCACGATGCGCATGCACGGCTCGCTGACAAAACGCGGGCAGTTGAGGTCCAGGTTCAGCGCACGTTCGGCCAGGTTGCTCAGCACATCCAGCTCCGCCAGGGCGGCGGCGGTGTCCTGCAGCGGCGCCAGGCGGCTGATCAAGTCCTCAAGCAAGGCTTCGTAGAGCATTTTTTCCCGCGCCAGGGCGCGGCTTTTGGCCGACAACGCCTTATCTTCGAACGCTTTGAGTTCGGGGGTGATAAAGCGCTCGGCGCCCTTGAGCGTCTGGCGGCGTTGATAGTCGACAGGCGCCGACTCCGCCTGCTTGCTCGGCAGCTCAATAAAATAGCCATGCACGCGGTTGTAGCCGACCTTCAGGTTGGCCAGCCCGGTGCGGGCTTTTTCGCGGGCCTCCAGGTCGATCAGGAACTGGCCGGCGTTTTCGCTCAGCGATTGCAGCTCATCCAGCTCGCTGTCATAGCCGGTTTTCAGCACACCGCCATCACGGATGATCGCTGGCGGGTTGTCGATGATGGCCTTTTCCAGCAGCGCCGCGAGGTCCGGGTAAGTGCCGGCGGTGACTGCAAGCTGTTGCAGGTGTGGCGTGTCCAGTTCGGTCATCGCGACTTGCAACTGGGGGAGGGCACTCAAGGCATCACGCAGGCGCGCCAGGTCACGAGGCCGCGCGTTACGCAGGCCGATCCGCGCGAGGATGCGCTCGATATCGCCGATTTCCTTCAGTTGCGGCTGCAGCTTTTCAAAGCGATAGCCGTCAAGCAGGCAGGTAATGGAAGTCTGACGTGCTTGGAGGACGGTCAAATCCCGCAGCGGACGGTTCAACCAACGGGTCAGCAAGCGGCTGCCCATGGCCGTCTGGCAGCGGTCGACCACCGATTGCAGCGTGTTGTCACGCCCGCCCGCCAGGTTGGTATCCAGTTCCAGGTTGCGACGGCTGGCGCCATCCAGTACCACGGTATCGTCCAGCCGCTCATGCCGCAGGCTGCGCAAGTGCGGCAGCGCCGTGCGCTGGGTTTCCTTGGCGTAGCTGAGCAGGCAGCCGGCAGCGCCGATGGCCAGGGTCAGGGTTTCGCAACCGAAGCCTTTAAGGTCCTGCACCGAGAACTGCTGGCACAGACTTTTCAGCGCCGAATCACGCTCAAAATCCCATGGCGCACGACGTTTGGTCCCACGGCGCTTCTCTGCCGGCAAGTCCTTGGGCCAATCATCCGGAATCAACAACTCCACCGGATTGATACGCTCCAGCTCCGCCAGCAGGTTCTCCCAGCCCTTGATCTCCAGCACGCTGAAATTGCCGCTGGTGATATCCAGCACCGACAGGCCGAACAGACGCTCATCGCCCAACACCGCAGCGATCAGGTTATCGCGCCGCTCATCCAGCAGCGCCTCATCACTCACCGTGCCCGGCGTAATAATGCGCACCACCTGCCGTTCCACCGGCCCCTTACTGGTGGCCGGGTCGCCGATCTGCTCACAGATCACCACCGACTCGCCCAGCTTCACCAACTTGACTAGATAACCTTCCAATGAATGGTAAGGAATCCCACACATCGGAATCGACTGACCCGCCGACTGCCCGCGCGCGGTCAGGGTGATGTCCAGCAGCTTGGCGGCCTTCTTTGCGTCTTCGTAGAAGATCTCGTAGAAGTCGCCCATGCGGTAGAACATCAACTGATCAGGGTGCTGGTTTTTCAGACGCCAGTACTGCTGCATCATTGGCGTGTGGGAGGACAGATCGGAGGTGTTTTTACTCATTGGGTAGTAGGCAAATTCGTTGAAAGTGATGGGGCAAAGGGGGCGCTTGGCCCAGCATTTGTTGCGATGGGCGCAAGGTTAACACGCGAGGTCGGGGGTTCGCAGGTTGCAAACGGCCAGGTAGAAATAGAAGAAGGGCGCAGCGCATTCATTCAAATACACCGCCCCCTTCTTTTTATCGCCCCTTACTGAATGTTGCCGGGCGAATCCAACACCTTCACCACATCATCAATCACCGCCTTGACCATCTCCTGCAAGTAATGCGACGCCCATGCGTAACGGTCCGTCTCCTTGGCCATCGCCGCATGATCGGAGGCGTGATGCAAGGCTTCTTGCAGGGAAGCACCGCTGTTGACGCGGAATAGAGGCTGGTCGGAGTGAAAGGAGAAGGGGGGTGACGCCGAGGGTGGTTAATGCAGACGCATTTGTAGCGGTCATCGGTAAAACTCCCATATCAAGTGAGAGCTACCACGTTCGTTCTCAGGCGAATGGGTGGCAGCTGTGCGCAGGCTGAGAAACCGGAGATACAGGAACCCGGCAGACCCGAAGGTCTCCCACGCACAGCCGCCATTGCACGAAATGATGGACGAAAAACGCCTGCATGTCGGGTTATGGTGCGCTTGGTGCGCCTGCATCTTGCCGGGTTCTCAGGCCCGATCGCTGAATTGGCAGCGATGGGGCAGGAAGGTCGCGTGGTGGTCGGGAGGGCGCAACTGGGATAGTTGTGTCACTTGAAATCAATGCGTCGCCTATTTTCAACTGAAAAGGCGCGACAGTCGCCACGGGTTAGCGGTGGAATCAGCTCTCGCCGCCAGTGTTATTTTTGCAACCCATCACTGTTGGATAAGGCAGAAAAAACTAATAGTCCGATCAGTGCCTGAAATGGTGAACTGACTTTTGCACACTCACATCTCAATGCCGGATAGAGAGAATGCAGGGCGTGAGTATGACCAGGCTATCTGGATCTACGCCCACTTGCCGGAAACAACCCTCTGATCACCCCAAGAAACGCCGCAAACAAATTGATTGAAGTCGCCGTGGTGATGGCAATCAGCACGTTATCCGAGAACGGCGCCTTACCCGAGTAATACGTCGACCACCCATTCCACACCAGCAGCACCGCCCAGAAGATCACACCACAAGCTGCAAACCAGAACGCACGCCCCGCATATTTCTTGCGCAGTTGCCGTTCGGCCTTCTGGTCTTTGAGGTTCTGGTTTCTTTCATCATCGGTGCCTATGGCTTGCTCGCCACCGGCTTGTGAGTCCTGGTCAGGTCCTGCCTCGGGGGGTAGGGTGAGTTCCAGACTGTCGAGTTCTTCACTCACGGATGCGACTCTTGGGATGAATGAGTGCTGCCATGTCTTGCCAGTCGATGGCGGAACCGTCGGCGCCCTTGAGCGCCCAGGCTGTGCCGTTCTCGTGGGAAAGGTTGGACAGTTGGGTGCCTGACCATTTGCCGTATTTGCTGATGATCCGATCGATCAGGCGGTGGGCATAGGTGTCACTGTCGGGAATCCTCGGTGTTACGAAGATGATGTCTTCGTCGTCCGGCTTCAAATTGCTGAGCAGCGAAGTGACCGGACGGCTGCCGTAGGATTTCAACTCATGGTACAGCGACGGGATGACCGGGCCATATTGCCAGCGGGCGAAGTGGTCATCCATGAGCGGCTGATCCCGTTCACGCAGATGCCAGGACTGCGTGTAGAACAGCAGTTTTTGCAGCTTCATGGGCGTCAGGCCCGAAAGCTTGCCTTCCTTCGCGCGTTCAATGAAGGCGTTAGCGACAGCTAGCGCTGAATAAGCCATGAGCACCTCCGTCGTTGCTGGCCATGTTGTTCCAGAGTCTTATACATAGGCCCTGAATTGTCGATAAGCAAGGGCGCCTGTCCATCCGCTCGGTGTGGTATCAGGCTACCCTGCGGCGATATCAAGCGGTTCTCAATGATAGAAAGCAATTAACTGTTTGCATATACAGTATTTTGTTTCAATCTAAACAAGATTTTGTGTTTAATGCATAAATATGCAAATTAGCATTTGCCAACCTTCAAGACTCCCGGCAATATCCGCGTTATGCAAAAACGCAACGTTTCTATCGTCTTGAAAGAGCTGCTGGATCGCGATCGGATCTCCCCCACGGAGCTTCACCGACGCACCGGTGTGCCTCAATCCACACTGTCCCGGATCCTCAGCGGCAAGATCGTTGACCCGTCGGACAAACACATCTCTCGCATCGCCGAGTATTTTCGCGTCAGCACCGATCACCTGCGCGGGCGCGCCGGGGTGGGTGCTTTGCGAGATGATGGGCGCGACCCGATGCATTCGGAGCTCAAGGACATAAGCCTGTGGGACGACGACACGCCCGTTAATGATGACGAGGTGTCGATCCCCTTTCTGCGCGAGGTTGAATTGGCTGCTGGATCAGGAAGATTCGTCATCGAGGAAAGTGAGAAAGCCAGCCTGCGCTTTGGAAAGCGCAGCCTTCGGCATAACGGCGTGCAGTTCGATCAGGCCAAATGCGTGACGGTGCGCGGCAACAGTATGTTGCCGGTGCTGCGCGATGGCGCGACGGTGGGGGTCAATGCCGGCAAGAGCGGGATTGGCGACATCGTCGATGGTGACCTGTATGCCATCAATCATAATGGCCAGCTCCGGGTGAAACAGCTCTACCGTCTGCCTTCCGGGATTCGCCTGCGCAGCTTCAACCGTGATGAGCATCCGGATGAAGACTATAGCTTCCAGGATATTCAGGATGAGCAGATCAGCATCCTCGGTCATGTTTTCTGGTGGGGGATGTACGCCCGCTGACCTCATCGCGTAAGACGAAACCCGCCCATGAGCGGGTTTTTTTTCGGCTGCAGAACACCTCCAAACCCCGAGCCCATAAGGCTTTGAATGCGCCAATGCATATCCACAAGAAAAATAAATGCATTGGTGCATTGACTGTATATGCATACATGCATATTATCCATCTCAAGCCAGCCAACAAGGCCTGGTGGAGGCGGCAAGGATGCTGCCAAGGAAGACAAGGAAGGCACGCAACATCGGCAAGGACGCCATCGAAGCGGTGGCAGGGATGCCAGGCAACACCGGCAAGGATGCCGACGCTCTTTAGTTTCGCCCAGCTTCAAAAACAGGCAGCGATGAACCGGCCTTAACGGTTCAGAGGGTTGGCAACTGACCCGGGTGTGCAGCGTAAAGCACCAGAAGCAGTTATCCGGCAGACAGGGATCGTGGTCGGAAAAACATTCAGGAAAGGACCGTACCGCGCCAGTAGCGCCGAAAGTCCGAGGACATCATTACTGAAAAGCCCGGGCTACCGGGCTTTTTGGAATGCCTACCTATCGAAGTGTGTGTAATTGAAAACGGACTATTCAGTGCTCAGCCAGGAGGCGTGACATGACAAACGAACAACAAGCGTTAGCGGAAATGCCTATCTGGCTGGTGATCATATTGGCCTTGGTCGGCGGCGTTTCCGGAGAGATGTGGCGCGCCGACAAGGAGGGCGCCCGCGGCTGGTCGTTGATCCGCCGTCTGGCGCTCAGGTCCGGCGCGTGCATGGTCTGCGGGGTTTCGGCCCTGATGCTGTGTTATGCCGCCGGTATGTCGATCTGGACTGCCGGCGCCATTGGCTGCCTGACCGCCATGGCCGGCGCCGACGTGGCCATCGGCCTGTATGAGCGCTGGGCAGCCAAGCGCATCGGGATCAATGAAGGGTCTCGTCAGGACCCGCAGTAACCGCAAGGATGCTACCCAAATGACCCTTATCGAAAAGCCATCCCAACTACCCCAGGCTATCGGCGCGGCGCTGCATGCGGCCTACCCGGACCTCAAGGTCGGCAGCCACCGGGACTTCCAGAGTGACCTGGAGAATACCGGCGTCATGATCACGGTTGAAGGCAATGGCCCGGGCATTCGCTCCCGCGAAGGGCGCAAGGCCCATGTCCTGGCCATTTCGCTCAGAGCCATGGTTGCCCCCGGCGCATTGCCGTTCGATGCCTGTGACCTGGCCAGCCAACTGATGGACCTGGTGCTGGACAACCGTTGGAACCTGCCTCAGTCCCAGTGCGATTTGCCGACGAATATAGTCGCCGCTCCTTCTAGGGTTTCCACCGTAGCGACGGACTACGACACCTGGACTGTTTCCTTCACTCAAACCCTCTATCTCGGGCCCGAGTTACTCAACGATCCTACGGGCCAAGCGCTGTTCGCCTGTACCTGGGACGTCTTGAACATCGATGACCCCGATCAATACAGACCACTGGCGGAGTAGCCCATGTTCGACGCGCTGTTACGCATGCAGCTGGGGCCAATCGTCGAGCGGCTGGCGGAGATGGAGGCTCAACTGGAGGACTTGTACCGCCGCGCTGAAAGCTTCTGTCGGATTGGCGTTTGCCAACAGGTCGACGCCGCCAGCAATACCTGCCGGGTCAGTCACGGTGAGTTGCTCACGCCGGCCATCCGCTTTTTCAACCCCAGCGCCGGTGCGCAAACCGAAACCCGTATTCCGTCCGTAGGCGAGCAATGTCTGTTGCTCAACTACGGCGGTGGGGAAGGGGGCGCGCAGTCCGTGGCTCTGTTCGGCCTCAACAGTAGTCTCTTTCCGCCAGTCTCGACGGTTCCCTCGGTGACCCGACGACGCCATCAAGACGGTACCCAAAGCGATTACGACGACGCCAGCCACACCTTCAACTGGGCCAACGGGCCGACGATGGTCACCGGTTCTCGCGAACAGGTCGACCTCAAGGTCGGCGCCGCCAGCCTGACCCTCAACCCGCAGGGCATCACCCTGCAAATCGGCGGCACCGCACTGTTGCTGGATGCCGGCGGTGCTCACTTCAGCGGCCCGGTGATAGACCACCAAGGTCGGGTCATCAGCCCCTGACAAGGACACTCCATGATTGGCATCGATCGCAACACCGGGGCGGCCGTCGATGACTGGCTGCAATTCGTCCAGCGCGCCACCCGAGCGCTGACCACGCCCATTGGCACACGGCAGAAGCGTCCGCTGTATGGCTCGCTGATCCCGCAGTTGCTCGGCCAGAACCTGGGCGACGACCTGCTGCTGCTCGCCCAGAGCCATGCCGCCCAGGCGTTCTACAACGCCCAGAACGGCATCGGCGACTTTCAGCCCCAGGTCATCGTCGCCACCCGCCAGGGCGCCGGCCTGCTGCTGCGCTTTGCCGGCACCTGGAAAAACCGCCAACAAACCTTTGAGGTCGTGACATGAGCATGCTGATCCCTGGCCAGAACCAACTGGCCGAGCCGGCGATTATCGCGGTTGACGAGTTCGAACCCTTGTTGGCCGAGTTCAAGGCGTTCGTGGTCGACTACGTTGCAGCGAGTGCGCCGCAAAGCGCGGCCAAACTCAAGGTCAGCCTCGACAACGAAAGCGAGCTGCTGACCCTGGCGCTGGAAGCTTTCTGCGTGCGCCTGCAAACCCATGAGCGCAAATACAATGCACGCATCAAGCAGATGCTGGCGTGGTGGGCCACCGGCAGTAACCTGGATGCACGGCTGGCGGATATGGGCCTGGAACGCCAGGTACTCGACCCCGGTGACCCTGCGGCTTTCCCGCCGGTGCCGCCGATCCTGGAAAGCGACGACGATGCCCGCCTGCGCTACTACCTGGCACCCCATGCTCCGGCGGCGGGTTCGCGGATGCAGTACCGCCGCGAAGTGTTCACCCTCGGCGAGCGGCCGGCGGTCAAGGTCCAGAGCGCATCGCCGGGCGTGGTGACCGTCAACTACACCTTCGATCCGGACGGCTATGCGGCCCAGGTCAAGGACGGTAACGGCCGACGCATCGCGCCCGGCGAAGTGATGGTCACCGTGCTGTCGCGTGACGGCGACGGTACCCCATCCGCCGATTTGCTTGACGGTGTGCGCCGACATTTCGCACGGCCTGATGTACGCCCGGAAACCGATCTCGTCACCGTCCAGGGCGCACAGATTCAACCCTACAAGATTCGCGTCATCGCCAGGATCAACGCCGGGCCAGACTCGGGTTTGACCCAAATGGCGGCGCAGCAACTGCTGCAGACTTACGCTGATTCCTGCCATCGCCTGGAAGGGCGCGTCGACCCGAGTTGGATCGACTACGCCATTCACAGTGCAGGGGCGGCGCAACTGCAAATCCTGGAACCGCTGGCGCCGATTGTCAGCAGCGCGTTCCAGGCCCCGTATTGCACGGGTGTCGAGGTGGAGGTGCGCACGCTATGAGTGAACTCAAAGCGAGTTTGTTGCCGGCCAACAGTTCACCACTGGAAAAGGCGCTGGATGCAGGGTTCGGCAAGCTGCTTGACCGGGTCGCACCGCCGTTTCCAGCGTTGATGAACCCGCTGCAAACCCCCAGCGAATTTCTGCCTTACCTGGCCGCCGACCGAGGTGTCAGCGAATGGGATGCCCAAGCCAGCGAATCGGAAAAGCGCCTGACCGTGGCCTTGTCCTGGCAGATCCAGCGCCAGGCCGGCACACCCAAGGCCTTGAGCCATGCGGTGGAGTCACTGGGGTTTACTCCCAACATCAGCGCCTGGTATCAGCAGCGGCCAACCGGTATGCCGTACACCTTTGACGTGCAGGCGATCATTGGGCGCAGTTGGTCCAGTGGCGACCACAACCGGCTGATCCGCCGTGTCAACGCGGCCAAAAGCGAGCGGGATCAGGCCACGATTACGATCGTGCATGAAACCGAAGGTCAGCTTGCGTTCACGCAAGTGCTTGACGCCCCTTTAAGCGACGGGGAGTTCTATTTAGATGGCGCGCTGCCGGAATTTGCGCTGGTTGCTCGGCTAAACAGTGCCGGGGTTGCCCGGCACTACACCATTAACGACTACGACCTCAGGGCGCAGCCATGACAGATGAAATCACGCGCCTGGTGCGCTTCACTTCCAAGGGTTTGGATGAAGTGCTGCAGGCCAGGAACCAGGGCCTCAAAGGCGAAATCACCCACATCGGCGCCGGCTCCGGCCGCTACAACCCCGACGGCACGGAGGTGGCCTTGCGCGATGAGCGCCAACGGGTCGCCATTGTGGATTACGAAGACCTGGGCGAGCGCCAACTCAGGATGGCCGCGCTGTTTGACGGCGACGATGAGTATGAAATTGGCGAGTTCGGCTTTTACCTCGCCAGTGGGACCTTGCTGGCGGTGTATTCCGTGGCGGGGAAGTTGCTGACGTATAAAGCGGCGGCGGCTCGGGTACTGCAGAAGTTCACGCTGGATATTTCGCCGTTGCCGGCGGATAGCGTGACGGTAGTCGTGGGGACTGAGAGTCTCAATATTCTGCTAACTGAAGAGTTGGCTTCGTTGTCGGCTGCCAGCATCGACAGTATGTCCAGAGATATCGCCATACTCCTTCGGGTTATGAATCTGGAGGCGGAGACCCAGGTCGATTAGTGGTTGTTTAATTACCTTCAAACTTGGCTTGATTGAAGAGAGTCAGCCAACCGTTCAATGCACTACAAGGAGTTCAAACATTGAGTACTGAACAGCAACTGGCGGCCGTGGTTAGCGCAGCGAATGCGCTAACCAACGTCGTGACAGGGAAGATTGGCGAAATTGATAAGGCGCTAACGGACGCAAGGGCGAAATATGACGAGCAGCTATCCAGTTTGAATAGCCGCTTGCCTCGTCTTGCCGTGACGAAAAACTTTCATATGGAGCCCGATACCACTGGCAAACTGATTGATGGCTGGTATGTGCATAGCGAAGTCACCGCCACCAAAGTACGGACTATTACACAGCAGGCTCAATCTGCTGGGCGGCCGGACGCCGACGTTGAGTTTATGCGCCAAGTGGAGGCTGATGTGCGCGAGCAGTTTCCCGGGTTTGATATAAGGGCGGCAGGTTACTGGCGAAATCAGGTTAATGTTTGGCAAATGAAGTGGTCCGAAAACAAATCCATGACTTGGCTGGCGTTTCCCACATCGATCGATACGGGGCGCTTGAGCGGAACGACTCCTGTGCCGTTGAATAACTGCATGACGATGGGCGCTTTTGTTCGGGTCAATGAAGGCACCATTGAGGGGGCGTGGGCCACTGGTAATACGAAGGGCAAATGGCGCTGGTGCTCCGTGCTTCACATGCCTGACAACTTCTTCGCTAATTACATGCACGTTCACCCTGTCCGCGGTTCTGCAACGGGGACGGTTGAAGTGATGCTTGCCGGCGCCTGTACAGGCGTTGTCACTCGCCCCACCGAATGGGGAACCCTATTGGGTCTGGGTTAAGGAGAAATATTGATGAAACCAGAATTTGTACTTCCTGAAATTCACCCATTGATTAAATGGAAACTGATTCGCGCCGCGCGTGATGCTGACCTGTCATCCAGTGACTACGCGGCTATGCCTGATTATCCAATTGCGGACAAAGATCGCCCAGCATTTGTTGCTTACCGTCAAGGGTTACGTGATATCCCGGATCAGGGCGCAGATCCCGAGGCCTTAGTCTGGCCTGAAAAACCTACGTTCCTTAAGTAACCCCCACCGCGAAAGCGGTTTTTTTTCGCCTCCCCAAAGCCCCTCCCGCAGGGGCTTTGGCATTTCTCACCCGGAGAATCCTACCCATGCCCACGCGCCAAACCTACACCGTCCTCATCCCTTTTCCCATCGGTAACGGCCATTGGTCCACCGCTGGCGAGGAGCTTGAATTGCTGGACGTCGAAGCATCCGCCCTGCGCACCGCCGGCCGCCTGGAACTGACCAGCGTCCTCAATTCCACCCCCAAGAAGGCTGAATAATCATGGCTGAGGTTTTGAACTTCGAGCACAACGGCATTACCGTCAATGCCACCGAATCGCCCGAGGCCATGGGTGGCCTGGGCGATAACGTCATCGGCCTGGTGGGCACTGCCCCCAACGCCCATGCATCGATCCCGAAAAACGCGCCGTTTCGTATCAACAGCTTCACCACTCAGGCGCTGCTCGACCCGACCGGTACCGAGTCGGGCACCTTGTTCCAGGCGGTGTACCAGATCCTCAAAGTGGTCAAGGTGCCGGTCTACGTGGTGATTGTCGAAGAAGGCGCCACCCCGGCCGACACGCTCAACAATGTGATCGGCGGCAACGACCCGGTCACCGGTCGCAAACTCGGCCTGGCTGCCCTGAGCAGCGTGCCTGAAGACCTGACCATCATCGGTGCCCCGGGTTTCACCGGCACCAAGGCCGTAGCCGGCGAGTTCGCCTCCTTCGGCAAGCGCATCAAGGCCCGTGTGGTACTCGATGGCAAGGACGCTTCGGTCGCCGATCAAGTGACCTACAGCGGCGAACTGGGCGGTGCAGACCTGGGCTTCGACCGTTGCCTGCTGGTGCACAACATGCCGTCGGTGTATTCCAAGGCTGCGAAAAAGAACGTGTTCCTCTCGCCGTCCTCGTTGGCCATCGCTGCGCTGGCCAAAGTCAAGCAGTGGGAAAGCCCGGGCAACCAGGTGACCTTCGCCGAAGACGTTTCCCGCGTCGTCGAGTACAACATCCTCGACACCTCCACCGAAGGCGACCTGCTCAACCGTTATGGCGTGAGCTACTACGCCCGCACGGTGCTCGGCGGTTTCTCGCTGCTGGGCAACCGCTCCATCACCGGCAAGTTCATCAGCTATGTCGGTCTGGAAGACGCCATCAGCCGCAAGCTGGTCAAGGCCGGCCAGAAGGCCATGGCCAAGAACCTCACCAAATCCTTCATGGACCAGGAGGTCAAGCGCATCAACGACTGGCTGCAAACCCTGGTGGCCGACGAAACCATCCCTGGCGGCAGCGTCTACCTGCACCCGGAGTTGAACAGCGTCGAAAAGTACAAGAACGGCACCTGGTTCATCGTCATCGACTACGGTCGCTACGCGCCGAACGAACACATGGTTTATCAACTCAACGCCCGCGATGAAATCATCGAGCAGTTCCTGGAGGACGTTCTCTAATGTTTACCAACCGAGTCAGACAGGCCATTGCGGCCACCCTCCAAGGCCTGCCGTTGTCGGCCACGGTCGATTCCTTTACGCCGCCGAAGATCGAGTTCGAAATGGACCCGATGACCGGCGGGCGCTTCATCGCCGAGGAGGTGGCCAAAAGCGCCAAGGTGATGGGCGCAACCCTGGTACTGCAAGGGGTGGGTGCAGAAGTGTTGCTGGCGCTTGGCGTCACGCGGGGCGATGACATCCTGTTGAACGTGCGCGAAGCCGGGCAGGATCAGGATGGCAAGACCTACTTCACCTACCACACCGTGGGTGGCAAGTTGAAGTCGCTGACCGAAACCGCGCTGACGATGAATGCCAAGCCCGTCACCACCCTGGAACTGTCCTGCCGTACCTATAACCGTCTGGAAAACGGCATTTCGGTGATCGATATCGACGTGCGTACCCAGAAATTCGTGCTCAACGGCGTCGACATTCTCGGCGACGCCCGCCGCGCCGTGCTGATGCCGTAAGGCCCCGGGGGCGGGTTCGCTCGCCCCATACCTGATCAAGGAATCACCCCATGGCCTGGATGCCTGCGCTACACGTCCTGCTGTCCCCGATCACCGCCGACACCGGTGCCGTGATCGAGCAGATTCAACTCAAACCCTTGTTCTACGCGCCACAGAAAGAAGCCCTGGCGCGCGCTGGCGACGATGAAGATGAGCAGTTTTTCGAACTGGCCAAGCTCGCCACCGGCCTGTCGGAAAAAGAACTCGACCAACTCAAGCGCCCGGACTACGTCAGCATTGCGCAATACGTACACGAAATGTCGACCCAGCCTGCATCGTTTTTTCTCGATCAGGCCGATGTGCCGCGCCAATCGCTGACCAGCGAGCACGTCGCGCTGCTGCTTCCCCTTCAGGCAAGCGGTCGCACGCTCACCCACGTCACCCTGGAAATGCCCGCCCTGCGCGCCACCAAAGTGATGAAAAAACTGCCCACCAACAAAGAACGTGCCGAGTTCATCACCGCTCATTGCGCCGGCCTGATGATTCCCGATCTCGCCGGCTTGACCGTGCCCGACTGGACCGAACTGCAGGGGCGCATCGACGATTTTTTAAACAAACCGGCGGACTTCTTTCGGAACGCGACATCGAAGTGATCCTCGATGTAGTACCGCTGGTTTACTCAGTAACCGAAGCGGAAATCCTCGACTGGGACGCCGGCAAGGCATTGCGCCGCTACGACATCGCGATCAATCGCCTTGGCGTTAAACAGGAGTAGAGCGGGATGGCAGACAGTAATAAAGGCGCTGAGTCAGCCATCGCCAGGGACGGCGTGATGATTCAGCGCTCACCCGAAATGGCCGGCGCACAGGCCAGCCTCAACCCCATCGCGCAAACCCTGGCGAGTCCGGTTGAGGCGGTGCCGGAAGGTGCCGCGAACCTGGTGTTGGCATTGGCCGATGCCAGCCTGCAGATCAACCATTTGGCCGAAGGCCAGGCGCGGCTTGTGGACACGCTTGAGCTGTTCAACGCCTCATTGCTCAAGATGATGGACGCCCGGCAAGCCGACGCCATCGAGGCGGCGGGTACGGGCGATACGAGCACCCGCACGGCGGCCCCCGCGGGTACGCCATCGCAGGCACTGGATGCCGCGATGACCGACCTGGACCAACTGCTGCACTTCGTCGGGCGTGAGCGCAAGTCAATGCGCGAAGCCAACCTGGCCATGGCGACCGAGCCCATGGTGGCGGCCAGCGGCGCGAGCGCGGTGGACCTGGCGAAGGTCGAGTACGTTGCGGCCAAGTCGGGTATCGGCAGCGAGCGAGTTGACGCGTCAGGCAATATCGACCAGGCCGGGCGCCAGGCAGACTTGCAGCAATTCGCCCGCGACGCGGCGATCATGGCGACGGCGTTCAAAATCGATGTGAAGCATGCCGGCGAGCTCATGGGCGGGTGGCTTGAGTCTATGCACCTTGACCGCACCCAAACCCTGGATTTGGCTGACGCGACAAATGTGCTGGGCAACGATGTCTCGCTGAAGGCCGAGTCAGCGGACATTGCAGCGATCGTGCAACGTCGCGGCGCCGCCGCAACGACTGCGGGCATGCTTCCCGAGCAGGCCGCGGCGCTTTCGGCGGTGTTGTTGAGTGCCGGTAACAGCAAAGGTGCTGCGGAGCTCGGGCTGGAAAAAATCAGTCTCGCCCTGGCCAAAGGCGACAGCGCTTCTCCCGCGCAGCGCAGCGCCTGGGCAGCGCTCAAGCTTGATCCCAAAGAGCTGGCCGGTGGCATGAAACAGGATGCCCCGCAGACCCTGGTTACCGTGCTGGAGGCACTCAAGTCGCAACCGGCTGAAAAGCAGGCGGCGCTGGCGGCGCAACTGTTCGACGGTAACCAGTCGATTCTGAGCCTGGTGCCGATTATTGACAGCGTTAAACACGCCTTTTCGCAGGTGGCCGAGACGTCCACCTACGCCACCTCGGCGTTAGGCGATCAAGGCTCTGTTCAGCGCGTTGCAGCGATTCGCGCCGATTCCACCCAGGCTCGACGGCAGGCCTATGAGGCCAGTACCACGCGCTTGCAAACTGCCTCCGATGTGGCCCTGGCGCCCGCCGTGGATACCTCGCTGACAGCGATGACCGGTTTGGTCAACGGCGTGAGTGGCTTGGCTGAAGCGCTGCCTCACACCACCGCCGCCGTCACGGTGGCAGGGGCTGCACTGGGGGCTGTGCTTTCCGGTGTGTTCGATGCCGTGAAGGACAAGGTGCTTGAAAAGGTCGCGGGGAAAATTCTCCGCGAGGGACCTGCCGCTGACCCTTCCTCCCGCCCGCAGCACACTCGCAGTGACGACACCCCTACAGGTAAACCCAAGCCGGGTTCGGCGTCCGGTCCTGACCGGCCAAGCAAAACGGAGAAGGCCGGCAAAGTCGCCAGACAGGCTTCGTTGGGGTTGGTGCTGGCACAGGCCGGAGTTGATGTCACACAGGGCGCGCTGACGGGGAATCCGGGTGAAGCGCTGGGCTCCAGCGTGGGTTCGGTAGGCGGCGCCGTCGCCGGTGGCGTTGCCGGTGAGTTCGCCGGCATGGCGATTGGCCGAGCGGTCGGCACGCTTGCCGGAGCGGTGATCGGTTCGGTGGTACCGGGTGCCGGTACGGTGCTGGGCGGGGTCATGGGCGGCGTCGCCGGTGGCGCGATCGGCAACGTGGTGGGCGGCGCCGTCGGTACGTTTGTCGGTAGTGACGTGGGGGCATGGCTTGCCGAGAAAGTAATGGGTTCCGGGGATCGCTTGCCGTCTCCCACGGATGTCAGCCACAACCTCAACAACCCCCAAGCCGATAACCGTCAAATCAATTTTGCCCCGCAAATCACTATCAACGCGCCGGAACAAGCCAGCTATCAGCAATTGGCGACACTCGTGGTGCAACAGATCGAAGCGCAATTTACGCCGCTGTCGATGGACAACCTGCTGGCGACGCGACGTGGCGCAGCACTGACCGATGGAGCTGTGTGATGCGACAACAAATGGTGTTGGGCACGTTTATTTTCGGGCTGTCCCGCGGGTTCGCCTACGACAGCCTCGATCGTGGCAGCAGTGGTGGGTGGGTCAGCCTGGACATCATCGCCGGCAAACCCAAATCCAGCCAGGTGGGGCAGGGTCTCGAAACATTGGCAGTGGGCGGCAAGGCCGCGCGGGCCAATGGCATGCAACGCCTGGATGAACTGCGGGCCCTGCAGGACCTGCGCGTGCCGTTGCCTCTGGTGGACGGCCTGGGGCGCAACTGGGGGTTGTGGACCATCAAGTCGATCAGCGAAAAACAAACCAGCGTCATCGACGACGGCACCGCCATGGCGATCGCCTGGTCGCTGGTATTGGAGGAGTTCGTCAATGCGTAGAGTCCGAAGTATTGCGGGCGATTCGGTAAACCTGCTGCTCTACCGAGAGCTCGGCCGCTGTGATGATGCTGCGGAGGAGGCGCTGTGGCGCTTGAATCCGGAGCTGGCGGAGAAGGGCGCAATATTGCCGGCCGGCGTCAGTGTGCTGGTGCCCGAACTGGATGCAAAACCTGTCGCGAGTCGGCCGGTTTCAGCCTGGGATTAAGGAGCGATCATGGCACTTGGATTCACACCGGTGGTGGAGCTTTACGGCGCCAATGCCGCCTTGTTCAACGAGCGGCTATTGGAGTGGGAGCATATTGACGCGGCGGGATTTGTGTCCGACCAACTCAAGTTGACCCTCGACATCGAGGGCCTTGAAGGCCTGCCCGATCTGGGCGGGAAAGTCGGCTTGCGCGTCGGTTATCTGGAGTCCGGCCTGGTGGATAAGGGCATGTTCAAGATCACTCAGCGTAAGCCGTCGCTGTTCCCGATGCGCCTGGTGCTGGTGGCCACGGCGGCGCCGTTCGATGAGCATGGGTTCAAACAGCGCCGCACCGCCAGCCATGGGCCGACAACCCTGGGCGCACTGTTTCGTCAATTGACCAGTCGCTACGGGTTTTCCCCGCGTGTGGCGCCTGAGCTCGACGGCGAGCGAATCGCGCATATCGACCAGACCAACGAGAGTGACATGGCATTTCTGACCAGGCTGGCCAAACGCTTCGATGCAGTGGCCAAGCCTGTGGACGAGCTCTATGTGCTCGGGCGCAAAGGTCAGATCAAGTCCTTGTCGGGCAAGGCGCTGCCGGATGTGCGCTTGTCCGTCACCCGTGATAATCGCCCGGGCGACCACGCCTTCATCAGCGCCACCCTTACCGAAACCAGTCGCGCCAAATATAAAGGCGTGCAGACGTCCTGGTGGGATGCGGCGGGCGGCAAAAAGCAGGTGGTAGAGGTGGGGATCGCACCGTTCAAGGTGGTGACGCAGCGTTATCCAAGCGAGGACGAAGCGCGCTCGGCGGCGCAGGGCGAGATGCGCCGTGTGGGCCGAGAAGGACTGCAGATCGATGTGGTGTGCCCCGGTAACCCGTCGCTGGCCGCTGAAGGGTTGCTGCTGCTGGACGAGTCGTGGCCGGGCTTCATGCAGGGACGCTGGTCGATCAAGACGGTGACGGCCAGCGGTAAACGCACCGGCGGCTACCGAAGCACGATCCAGGCCAGTGGTTTGTCGGTGTAGACATTTTTTCAGAGTAGGTCCCATGCAGATTACCCTTACCCAGCTTCTTGATGTGATGCCGGGAGCCCGCCTTCGAGCGGGCATTTTTTTGTCCCCGTTAAATGCAGCCTTCGTGCGGTACGAGCTCAACAGTGCCAGGCGCATTGCCGCCTTCCTCGCCCAAATCGGTCACGAATCCGCCGAACTGCGCTACGTACGCGAACTGGGCAGCGATCAATACCTCAGCAAGTACGACACCGGCACCCTGGCCACCCGCCTGGGCAATACCCCCGAGGCGGATGGCGATGGCCAGAAATACCGGGGCAGGGGCCTGATCCAGGTCACGGGGCGGCGCAACTACCTGGCATGCAGCCAGGCACTGTTTGGCGATGAGCGCCTGTTGCAGCAACCGCAATTGCTGGAACAACCGCAGTGGGCGTGTGAGTCCGCCGCCTGGTTCTGGCACAGCAACGGCCTCAACGAGCTGGCGGATAAAGATCAATTCACCACCATTACCCGGCGTATCAACGGCGGCCTTAATGGCCTGCAGGCGCGGGTGCAGTTGTGGGAGAGGGCGAAGGCGGTGCTATGCGTTGGCTAGGCACGTTGCGTTGGGTCGGCGTTTGCCTGCTGCTTGCACTGGTGTGGCAAGTACAGGCCTGGCGCTATGGCGCGCAGCTGGAGCGGCAGGCGGCCGGGCAGGCGCTGGCGCTCAGCCAGCAACAGCAGGCCGCGTCCGAACAGCAACAGGCAGAACAGCAAAAGCGCCTGGCCCTGGAGCGCCAACTCACTACCAGCGACCAACAACACACTCAGGAGCTGAGCGATGCCCAACGTCACCAAGCTGCTCTGCGCGACCGCCTGGCCACTGCTGATGTGCGGCTGTCAGTCCTTCTCGACGCCACCGATACCGCCGGCTGCACGCCAGTGCCAGCCGCCTCCGCCCCCGGCGGCGTGGTTCATGCAGCCCCACGCGCCCGACTTGACCTGGCGCATGCTCAACGAATTATCCGCATCACCGACGACGGCGATAACGCCCTGATCGCCCTGGGTGCCTGTCAGGCCTATGTGCGAGCCGTCACGCGTTAG